GTATACCTCGCTCACCTTTATCGCCCTTAACACCTTTATCACCCTTAATGCCCATCGGCCCAGGAGTAGTTTCAATCAAGTGAGTAACTTCCGCAAGTTCATTTAACTTTTCGGAAAGAGGGTTTAGTTGTTTCTGTAGTTTTTTGTATAGTGCTGCAGAAAATGCGTTGTTAACATTGTCTAATGACATAACGCTATTAATCGTCTAGCACTTTAGTCATGCTATTAATCATATTCAACTGAGCTTCGTGTAACTCTTCTAAACGCTCACTGCTGGCTTCTTGAATAGTAGTATCTTCTTTGGGCTCTTCCACAGATTCAAAATCCATATCATTTTCTTCGCCTTCTTCACCGCGTTCTTCTTCGATTTCTACATTTAGGCGATCGATATCTTCGTCTGATTGTTTTAGAATAACCTGACGAACATATTTATTAGAAACATACTTACCAACAAGATCTTCCATCTGTTGTGCCATTTCCAAGCGCTCTCTTAGAATTTCAAACTCTTTAAGCTCTGAGAAATAATTATCTTCAAGAAAGTCGACATTTATCGATTCTTCGATTTCTGGCCAGTCGCTTTCTGTGATAACACCTTTAAGGATAAGCTGAATACGCAAAGGATCAACGAGCATCCTCGCGAATTTCTTTCTCAGTCGATCAACAAACTTTTGAAACTTAACTTCCTCGCGCGAGATTTCACTCGCTCTACCTACACTAAACGCAGATTCCTGTTCCAATCTTGCGAGCGGAACGTTGAGAGCTCTGAAAAGTTTCTTTTGAAAGAATTGCACATCTTCAATTTGACCAAGGTTTTCTCCTCCGCCTAATGTAGTAATTTCAGTGCCTCTGCCCCCTTCTCTTCGTGGAAGATAGAAATCTTCAAGCATAGACATATGTTTGCGATCATCAGCTACTTCGCCAGTAGAAGCATCATACACCATCTTATTACGATAACGCGAAACAACCTGTTGAACGTACTCTTCGGCTTTACCCTTTGGTAAGTTACCTACATCAATGTAGAAGATTCTACGTTCAGGTGCACGAGATACGCGATAGACCACCAGCGAGTCTTCCATATAACGCAATTGATTAACAAGTTTAAGCGCTTTATGAAGATAGCTAATTGTGCGCGTTTTAGTCGCATCAAACAATCCTGAATTCACTTGAATAATCGCGTCAGTCGCAAACTTAATTCCTTCTGTTTGTTCTTGAGTAGTATTAATATTAGGCGAATACAGATAATATTCGTCTTTTAATCTTTCGTATTCTATTTTGGTTTTAGGGTCAGAGACCTTTTCGATCTCTTTCACTTTACTGATGTGTGTAGATTCGACAGAACGTAACTCAATAATACCGCGCTGCGGGTTTTTGTCGTCGATTATCACGTTAAAATATAGTTTGCCATCAATGTACCAATTGCGGAAATAATCAGACGCTCGGTGATTAAACTTGTAGAGTTTCAGCACATTATTGAACTCCTTTATGATTTGTTTTTTCACCGTGTCTGGTTGATCCAAATCGTGCATCAATAACTCAACCGGCGTTGAAACGTCACCAGCCGCAATTGCGCCATCAACGATATCGGAAATAGCTGCATCACACTCAGGTTGTAGAGATGCTTCTCTATATTTGGTAATCAACTCATGATCTGAAATAGTTCCGGTGCCTTCTAAATCGACGTATTGACCATAATAGCCTCCACCAACAGTAACGGTGGCACCTCCATCGTCGTTAATTTTAGGAATTGGCGAGATTATTTTTCTCTCGATTTCCTTCTGTTTCGTAGAAACTTTTTTATTAATTTGATATCCGAATAACTCCATGATATTATTTATACGAAAATAGGCAGAGGGGTTGGACCTCTACTTATTTCGCAATATATGTTACTTAATTAAAACTAAGAAGTCGTATTAGACTCCCAGTATTGATACGCGAATTCAACGGTGAATTCTTCAATAGTGTCTGTGCTGTCATTACTCACATCAATTGGCGAGATGTTGACAGGATAAGCACTACGAATAGTATATGTTTTGGTGGTGCTACCAGCTTTATCGAGCTGATCAATCGCCATATCGGTCATGTAGTCTGCCGGATTAGTAAGACCGCCATTTGCTACATGTTCGTTAATGCCATTTGACCAACGCTCAAACGCGTCTCTAACTTCCATACCACTGTCGTTAATAATTGTCACCGTCCAATTTTCAAATACACGATCTCCAGCAATTTTAAGCTGTCGACCTCGAAATGGGATGTCAATTTGACCAATAGTACTACCAGGAAGTTGAGCTGCTTTACACATAAACTGTGCTAATTCGCTGTCACCACTTGCGTATGCTGGAAAGGTAAGAGTAGCTTTAAAAAGATTAGCTCTTGCTCCTCCACCAATTAGTTTCGATTTAAAATCGTCTACAGTTGCCATAATAGTTTTTCCTTTTTTTAAGTTTTAGTTACCTGTACCAACGATTTCAGAAAACTCTACACCTGTGCGTGTTGCAACAAAGTTAAGAGTAATGAAATTGATTGAACGAGCAGGTTTAACGTAGATATCTGCAACAAATCGATTGGTATCAATAATCTCACCATTGTTGTTTGTTTCGTCACAAACAACCATGAAGTCAGTAATACCGCGACGACCTTTAACATCTCTTAGGAATGGTTCAGTCATGTTACGGAACATCGCACGAGTAAACTCGTCGTTCAGCTCAAACAATTGATACTTAGATGCGGTTGAAATCGCCTTTTCTAAAACAATGAAGAGTCTACGAACGTTGATTCGATCAAACGCAGAAGGTTTACTTTGCGCGGTCTTATCACCAAAAAGTAGAATTCCTTGTCCAGGCTGAGCAATGATTGGGTTTACACCCGCTTTATAGAGCTTATCACGATCTGCTTTCTTAGGGTTGTACTTAAGCTTTGTTACGCCTAATAGATTTCCACGGTTATAACCAGCGGGTGAGAACCAAGGATCATTAGTATCGTCTGTTCTAGCGCAAAGACCAGCGATGTGGCCACTTGCAGGAATATACATATACTCGTCGTTATACTTATTGTAGACGTATACCGCACTGCTGTCCATCACTAGATAAGAGTTATTGAAACTTAAATCAGCAATAGCTTCAACCGCAGTATCAGCAGTAGTATCGGGTGAGATGAATCCAACACAATCTTTACGAGCTGTTCCACAGATTCGTTCAATCTCTTGCTGAACTGTTGTATCTGTATTGAATTGCTCTGCAAACATCAGATTGATATCAATCTCTTCAGGATTTTCGAATACGGCAAGTGCTGATACAACATCCTCCGCGGCTGCGGTTCCATCGACTCCAGCTTGAAGAGAGAAGTCCATAAGTGCATTCGTGCCAGTAGCAACGTTATCGTTGCCGAGGCCTGTTACAGTGATCTCCAAATCAGCAGCGCCACCGCCACCCAAATTGGCGTCGGTGATTGTAATAATATCGCCAATCGCATAACCGAATCCTTGATGGTTAATGTCTTGATCGTTAATAAAACCGCTTTCGATAAGGGTGAATGTAGCAGTAGCATCGCCTGATGAGTCTACAGTAACTTCAAACGAAGCACCGCCACCATCACCAGATGAAGTAACACCAGCTGTAACTCCGTCGATAAGCCAACCATAACTACCTTCAGCACGAGAAGCATCTGCGGCCCCTTCAGATATGGCCCAAATACGTGTGCTGTTGATGTTGTTAAAGAAATTAGCATCGCCAGAAGCACCTTGATCACCTGGTTGTGCAGTCTGATTCGCTGCGCTACCTAGCCAAAGTGATTTGAACGCTGTCTCATTGACATAAACAAAGTTAGAATCGCGATTGATAACAGTCTTATAGTAATTAGAACCGCCATCTTTAACTGCATCTGAATAAAGTGATAAACCTTCAAAAATTTCGAGTACAGTGTTTTTAACGCCTGTGATAAGTCCATCTTCATCAATAACTGCGATGTGAACTTCGTCAAACGTTTGTGTGCCAGCAGGCTGATTAGAAAGTGCAACGTTAGTAGCCCAATCTGTCGTTTTCGCAGGACCATTAACTGCGCTGTTTAGATCAGATAGAGAGAATTCTCCGGGTATTTCAGAACCGTCTGTCCAATC